TGAACGGCTATCGACCTGAGTGCCACTTGAACCAGGGCGGATTACCTTGGCCTTTTGCTTCGGCTTGTTAGTAGCCTGAGCGACCTTGGTGCGGCCCTTGTCATACAGCATGGCTTTGCGAATAAGAGCAACGTGGCTGGCTTGGCGCAGGCTTTCAATTTCCTGCTCTGTCAAACCTTGGCTGACAGCCCAATCACGAATTTCTTTTGCTTCCCGTGCCATAACCTCCTGATCCTTCCACTCTGGGATAACATCAGGGAGTTTTGCGCGTTCGGCTTCTACAAATGCCTGCACTTGGCGAACTTGGTCTGCGGCTGCTTCCTGTGCGAGGCGTTGCTGTTCAGCCTGAATGGCCTGCAAGCGATACGTTTGCTCTTCACGGGATTTACGCCACTGCCGTTCTAACCGCGCTGCCTCAATGGGGTCTTCGTTATAAAGAGTATCCCAATCAGGCTCCGCACTGGCTTGTTGCACTAACTGCTGCTGGAGCAACGGCAACAACTCAGCGTATTGAGCGCGTTCTTGACGGATGGTTTCGGCTTCTGACTGAAATGCTTTACGCTCTTCAGCTAGGGCCTGAGCCTTCCGCGTATAATCTGAAGTCCGACTATAGCCATTCCGAAGCTCTGCTAGGGTGACTTCCACTTCTTCACCATCAACTTTAACTTTGACAGTGACATCATCAGGAAGTTCCTGCGAGGTAGCTTCTTCCTCGCCATCTTCTTCGTCCAGTTCGGCTTCGTCGTCGTATTCGGTTTCTGCGTCTTCCTCATCAGAGGCTTCTACTTCTTCCTCATACTCCGCTTCTGCCTCGCCCATTTCTGGGTCTAGCGCCTCAGCTTCGCCTTGGTTATCCTCTTCAGGGCCGAGCAGTTTGCTGATGGCTAAGGTTGCTTCGTGGAGGCCGATCCCGGTATCGGGGTTGCCGACTTGTTCCGTCATATATCACCTTTTTCAATAAATGTTAATTCCTTGAGGCAAGAACTCCTGCGTCAAGGGTTGCCTGTAGGCGGGCTTTCAAACGCTCAAGTCCTTTAAGCGTGTGAAACAGGTCTTGGCGCGCACGGTCATCGCCAACAGCAGATGTGCGCCACTCAAGATAAATATCAGCCTCAACCTCAGCAATTGCATCCAGAAGTGTTTCATCTTCCAGAAGGCGCTTTGCGTGGTTAGCGCGTCCAATGATCTCTACTTTGTCCATTAGATGAGCGGCGTATATTGCTGTTGCTGGGCTGGTGCAGAACCCATAGAGGCTCCCGTGCTAACCAAGCGGTTGTATTCTGGGCGGAAGAACGAAGCCTCAGGGCCGAAGCCGTAACGCTCGTAGTCCATGATGTTGGGATTAGCGCGGTAATCCATGCCAGTGCCGAGACCCATGCCGCCAAGGCCGCCAAATGCGCCAAACGGAGATGTGTAAGGCGTTGTCGTGGTTGTCCCAGTGCCACCGCCACCGCCAAGCAACCCGCCCAGCAGACCAGCAATACCCAAGGCCTCTGTTGTGCTTAACCCAGTCCCTAGAACGCCCTTTGACGTATCACCTGTTGTTCCAGTCGTTGAAGTTGTAGCCCCACCCGGAATTGCCGTTGCGCCAATCGCAGTGCCCAATGCCGCGCCAACACTGGGCAGCAAGGTAGATGTCCCCTTACCAGTGACCACAATGTCTTCGCCAGTTGTCATTGATGGCTGCGTTGTTGGTGCAGTTGCGCCCGTAATAGCCCCAATGGAGCCACCAAGGTTCAAATCAGGCTGTTGCTTGGCTGTAACTACAATTTCATCACCAACAGGAGCTGTTGTCCCACTTGGAATTAGACTTGCTCCGCCAGCCAGTCCACCAAGCGCCGAACCGGGAATGGACGGCCCAGTTGGAAGTTGCCCTGTAACAATGATCTCATCAGCAAACGGAGGACGCGCCTGAGTTTGTTGCGTGTATGTATTGTTCAATTGGGCGCTGTCAAAAAAGCTCGGAACAACGCCGGTCAAGGCAGATCCAAATGCAGAGCCTACGGTGCTACCGATGTTGGGCAGAATTGCATTAACGATAATTTCGTTTGCTGCCTGATTGATTGCGGCCTGTGTGGCGGCTTGCGTTGCAGCTTGAGCGCCTGCTTGGGTTGCAGATGCGGCTACGTCTGTAGGAGCGCCAGATGAACCTGGGAACAATTGTCCACCGATTGCAGAGCCAACACCTGAAATAAGCGCGCTCTTTGCAATATCACCAATTGGACGGCCCTGTGCTGCACCAGACACAGCCGAACCAGCAGCAGCGCCAAGTGGTCCAAGCAGAAGCGATCCAGCGACAGGCAATGCAATATCAGAAATGATGCCTAACGTGCTTACGTCAGGTCGATCTGTTGATACGCTCTGGAAGCCCTGCATGGTGGGGCCTGCAACCTGAATATCCCAGTTAGCCTTTTTGCCTGTAGACGCTGATAGCGCGTTTGCTGCGTCAATGGCGGTCTGCGCGCCTTCGTAGCCAACGCCAGAGTAAACGACTTCACCAGTTGCGTTGTTAACCAAGCGGACAGGCGTATCGGGAGCCACCACAAGATTATTGCCAGTGCCATAGCTTGCAGTGGTGCGGCCTTGGTTAGACAGCGGAGCCGTGAAGTATTGGTAATCAGCGGCGTTCTGAACGATGTCGCCATAGACGCTCTGAAGATTAGGGATGTAATCCTCACGCGGCGTTAGCAGGCCACCAATGCTGCCCAGGGCCTCATAATCAGGCGGGAGAACTTCAGGAGGAAGCGGTGTTGCCATTACATCATTCCTTGTTCTTGGGCGGCCATCTGAGCCATCTGCTCTTCTGCAATCTGATCTACAAACTGCTGGTCTTGCGCTGCTTGAGCCTGTTGCTGGGCTGCAACCATAGCTTTCTGCACATTGCCTTGCTGGCGGAGAAGTTCGCGGTCACGCTGCATCAGGGCTTCGATATTAGCCGTGTTTACAGCCGTTCCATACTTAGCCTCAATCTCAGCGGCCTTAATCATGACTTCAGCGTCAATCTTGTCGCGCTCCCGGTCATCCTTCAGCAGCATCTCTTCACGCTGAAGCTCAAGCTCTGCGGCCTTCTTCTGGATGTCAGCTTGGATGCTCTGCGCCTGAACCTGTGCCAAGATTTGCTCTGGGCTGGGCTGCGGGGCCGGAGGAGCAGGCGGCTGGAAGCCCTGCGGGTTCTGGAAGAACTGAGAAACGTCCTTGAAGCCAGCAACGGCCAGCATCTGCTCAAGCGTGTTGTAGTAGCCGTCCAGCGACACGAGCGGATTACCAACAGGACCAAGCTGCTGCATAATCATCTCTTGCTTCTGAGCAATGACGTTCAGGAAGGCCATCTTCTGCTGGTCTGAGCCAGTGCCGAGAGCCACGTTCACCACAACGTCCATGTTTGCGTCCCAGACACGCGGGTCGATAGGCACAAACTCATTGCGCAGACGCACAAGACGCGGCTTGTCTTGGTTCTTCACCAGCAGCTTCAGAGCCTTGGTCATCATCGTCTTGAAGCCAGTTTCGGCAAACAAGCGGCAGATAAGCTCAATATGCTGCTGAGAGGCCGTTACAGTCGCGTTTACAGCCGTTGCAGTGGAGTTGGCCAGAGCATTGGGGTCGAGGCCAGCAGATGCCTTCGTGATACCTGTGCGGCTTTCCTTAACCGCATCCATGTATTCCAACATGGGGAATGCAGCCTGAGATACGTTCGGCGTCACAAACGGCGTAACAGCGTTAGGCGACTTCATGCGAATGATGCCACCAACTTCAGTGTTCATCACATCCTCAATGGATGCCTGCCCTTCGACAACGCCCATGCGCGGATAGATCGACTGAGCCAAGCTATCCAGCGTGTTACGCATAATCGACGACTTGATGCGCTGAATGTCCATCACAACGTCTGCAATCGACATACCGAAGAACGTGTGAGGCTCTGGGTCTGGGCAGAAGTCGAAGAACGGATGGCTGTCTACGGCTTCCTGATGCAGCAGCTTGAATGCCGTGCCACCAACGCAGACCTTACGCAGTTCAGCAATGCCGTCGCCATCTACGTCAATGTAGAGGTAGCCCTCAATGTAGAGAACCTTACGGCTTGCAACGTCCGTCCGGCCAGCGCCAAGGATTGAAGCCTGAGGATTGCGGTCAAAGGCTTCCATGTTGCCTTCGAAGTCGTCCTGCGTCTCGTAGCCAAGCGTTTCGACTTCCTCTTGCTCATAGCCCATAGCTACCAGCTCAGAGACAGTCATGTAGCGGCGATGGCCGATAAACGAGAAGTCGTCCAAGGACTTAGCGCGCCGGTCAATCAGAAACTCTTCAGGCGGCAGCGCAGCTACGTTGAGGCGGCCTTCCTTCGTGCGACGAACAACCTTTGCGCTGTAGGTCGGCATCTGGACCATAGTGACAATGCCTTCAGGCGTTGCCATCTCCTGCTCCATGTATTCGACTTCGACTTCCTGAAGCTCAACGTCAGGGTCGGACATGAGAACCATGTAGCCGTTTTCGTCGATGCCCTCGATCTCGTAGGTCTCGACCTTCTCAGTCTCATCCCACCAAATCTTACCAAAGCCATTCTTACGGATGAGAGCATCCTTAAACATGGCGTAGGCGTGGATGAACAGGTTGTTGTCGCGTGTCAGGCAGTAGTTGACGTAATCAGTCGCCTGCTCGGCAATCTGAATGTCTTCAGCGCGGTTAGGAGCGTATTCAACAACCTTAGACGAACCGAAGAACACACGCATAATCGACGGCATGATGGCCTGAACAGTATCGCGGACATCCATCGACACGACCTGAGAGCGGCCTTCCTCTTCGTTACCGAAAGGCTCACCCTTGTAGTATTGGCCAGCTTCAGCGCGCTCAGGGCTGATTACGTCATCAATGTAGGCTTGAGCGTCATCAATCTCGCCCATGACGATGTTCTGAATTTGCTCATCCGACATCTCTTCGCCTTCAGGCATTTCCAGCGAGACTTCCATGCCATCGTCTTCAACTGACAGCTCTGAGCCATCAGGAAGTTCCATAGACATTTCATCCTCAGGCATATCTTCCATGCTGCCTTCGGTGTTCCCATTAGGAACGCCTGTGTCCTGATAGGATGCCGCAGCCACTTCAGCCTTCGACGGCTTTGAGTTCTTCCGATATGCCATGTGGTAGCCTTACTTCTTTTTCATCTTGCCAGCTTCAGACATCGCAATCGCAATAGCCTGCTTGCGTGAGCCAGCCATCGGAGCCTTCTTCGGCCCCTTGGGATTTACACCAGCGTGAAGAGTGCCGCGCTTGTATTCGCCAA